TCCGGTTAGCGAAAGAGATGTTTTCGCGCAGCCCTGAAGACCTTTGGGACCTTCCTCTTGCCATCGTTTTTGTCCTCTTTGGTGTCACCTAACACAGTACATATCAAGTGTATGTACTGTGTCAAACGCCCTTCACGGGCTCTGAGGGCTTTTCTGCGGGGGGCTGCGCCGCCCCTCCGCTTGGGGGCTCCCGGGGCGGCTCCGCCTTCTGTGCCTGTTCCTTGTCCGCGATAAATGCTTCGAAGGGGGTGGGTTCGTAGTATTGCTCCCAGGGCGAGCTGGGGTCGTAATCGTCGCCAACGTCAAAGTCGTTGGCTTCATCGAATGTTTCCGCGCCTGCCTTTGCCAGATCGCGTTGAATTTGGGCGTCGTGGACCATCTTCCGGATTTTGTCCATCAGTGATGGTTGAGGGTTATAGCCCACTGGGGGCTCCATAGGACGGCCGTCGAGTAGTTCCCGGCCTCTTTCGTCCAGACGCCCCGTATTACTCTTGTAAGAGCGTGCCTCGAGCTCGAGGCCTTTGATCTTTTTCATTTTAACCTCCTAGTAGATAAACGAAGTGCCGGTCTGCGCGACGAGACGTCGAGCCTGGACCGAATGTTTAGTCATGATCCATAGCACGTCTTCCGACGGTACGGCAAACGTGCGCTCTGTTGGAACGCACTTGACGAAATCGCCGTTTAGTGCCGGCGTTGATCCGAAGATTCGGGCGAAGTGCCAGAAATCCAGATTGTCCCTGAAACCACCGGCAATTGTAGATTCCGTGCGCCGATATTCGTCATAGCGGTCCTGGTATCCAAACGTCCCGTCTGGAGTAGCGTGAGCTGCGTACACTTCCTTATTGAGAACTTCCTGTTGGCCAATGTGCTGGAGCTCTTTCTGCCAGAAATCCTCTTTGACACGCCGGTTGAAGTGACGGGGCAACCCCTGGGCATAGATCGTCTTAGGGCGCACGCTGATGAAAGAAAACACGTAACCGTGCTCTTCGAAGAAACGCCTGTAGCGATTGGAACGCATAGCAGCGATCCCGTGGCCTTTGAGGGCGCCGACGGGGTCTGTGCCCTCGGCCGTCTGAAGGACTTCCGAGAACTGGATAGTTTCCCTGCCACCGCCCAAGTACTCAGGGCGCTGTAAACGAGCGTCGGAAGAACGAACGCCGAGATAACGGAGATACTCAACATAGCGTGACCCGAACCTTGCACGAGCTTCCTCGTAGCGTTGAAGTGCCAATGCCTCACGAAGAGCAGTAACGGTTATCGCTGAAGCATCACTGAGATCAGCTCTCAACTTCGGATAATACGCCCCAGTACTTCCGATTTCCTCACCTCGCTCGAAATTCATAGATACCGTCGACGAGCTGGAATAACCACTATACGCCCGACTAGCATTGTTGCTTTCGTAGACAGGATTTAACGAACCCGAATTCCAATTAGACGGCGATACGGCACCGACACCCAACACGGGTGCCTCGTCACCCAACGGAATAGTGATCCCAGAGCCCTTCTGCTCCCAGGGACGGGATGAAGTGAAATAGTCTTTTTCCCAGGCGATGTTTTGAAGTGTTGTGTTTGTTGTTGTGTCTGCGCCTGAGGTTTTATCGATTGTAAGTTTTGTCTGAAGATCCTGATCGCGGTACCACTCATTCCAGATAAGCGAGTAGCCCCGGAAAGGGAGCGCCGAGACCACGATATTATTTACACCAGTCGGAACGCCCAGATAATCAGCAAGAGAGCCGATAGCAGCCCCTGAGCCACCGCCAATAGTAACAGTGGGAAATACAGAGGCGTCGAGACCATCCGGACCACCAGTGATGAAATTTTCCCAATCCTCCCAGACCAGACGGTGAGGGACGAACCAGTGATGAATTCTGACGTCAACCGGATGCATGACAGGAGCCAAGAGCGGAGACGCCCGCAGCAGGGCGGAAGTAGCGGCCTGCACAGTGTCCCCGGGAAGGACTTCCCACATACCGCACGGGATAAGCTCACCCATATCGCACGAGAGTAGCTTGTAATTCGAGAGACTAAATTTGCCACGTTTCATATTGATCCCTTTTTACGTTTTAGCGCATAGCGCTTTTCTGCCTGGAGCGTTTGACCGTGGTACGCCTCCTTGACCACATCTTTGAGACGAAGCGAATTTGCGAACGCATACGATCGCATAGGCTGCATCTCCTGATCCATTTTGATTTTGACTGAATTTGGAACCTCCTTTGCACGGCCTAAATGTTCCCTCAATTTTATTTTGAGATAACGTCCCAGAGGATAAACAGCACGCCCATGGCGCAACACATTAGGAACATCTTCCGTATCAATCTCATGTTGCATTAGCGACGACGCTACCTCTGGTATGAAGTCCGCCCCGATCCCAGGGCGGAGTGACATTCTTGCAAATTCCGGGTGACGTCCGTCAAGCCGGATATCTGTTTTGCCCGTCATTTTTTTACACACGTAACCAGCGATGTATTGCGCTGATTGGTTGTTAAGCTCGCCCAGGTACACATTGCCAAGGCCCCATGCCTCCTGGACGAAGTCGCACTCGGGACAGCACCGAGTTTTGCGTTTAGTGAGCTGTGTCGTTCCGAAACGACAGTTGGAGAGCCCGAACATGGCTAAGTGGTAGTGAGGTCTCTGGGTCACGTCGCCATACTCCCCGACTAGAAAATACCTCAAGCGTAACGGCTCCGCTTTCCTCCGCAGCCTCTTCAAAAAGTTTCTTGAATGCTTCGGCGATAAGGTCGGCAAACCGCTGCTCGATATCGGCAGGTGTTCGTCCTGGTATGTCAATGTTAAAAACGAGTTCTGCGGATGCAGCAAACTCTCCAGCATTATCCTGTGACACCATTGTCTCCTTTTGTTGATGCGGCAAGCCAGGCACTGACCACATGGGTGTGCCTGGCTCATATGAACGTAAGGGGATGAACATTTCATTACATCCTGAACCCTACGCGAAGTGGTCCGGCTGAGCGCCGACGACGGCCCGCAGAACCGCGGCGCCGGGAAAACACCCGACGACCACGACCATAGGAACGACGACCTCTACGACCACGCATTGTAATCACCTCCTCTCGATTTTCATGATGAACGGCTTATTCGGGATAGGAACCGACTGATACTCCTGAAGCAAGGCATTCCACTCCCACATACGACCCTTGCCAGCGCTAAACGGCGGCCGAGTATCCTTGATAGACATCATTGGAACCAGGCGATTCCTGATATTCCATCCTACGCCTGCAGCCCAATCGTCTTCGGCTGACTGAGCGAATTTTTCCGACCGACCTGGTGCCCAACCAGTAGCGGTTTTATTCCAGCCCACTTCTGGACTAGCGCCGGCTTCATTGTGTGGCCGACTTGGATCTGGAATGGTGACTTTTGTAGGCTGACGGTCGATGAGCGGGCCCGCTGTAGAACCCTGACCTGGCACGAGATAGCGTTGCCCGGGTGATGGAGCAGGAGGCGGCGCACCCGCCTGATTGAGTGTTGCCTGATTTGATGCGATCTGTTGCTTAAGAAGATCGTTTTGCAGTTTGTTGTTTTCTAGCTGAAGAGACTGGCTAGCTTTTGTAAAACCGTCCAAGCGCTCACCATTAGACCTATAAGCGTCAACCGCGCGGCCCAAACTCTGCCCCGCTGACGCCATATTTTCGCTAATCCCAGTCTGAACCGGAGCGAAGGAATGGGTTTGCGCACCCAAAGCATACAGGGGATGAATCCCGGCTTTTTTTGCATCTGCAACCTTCCATTGGATTCCTTGCTGCGCAAATTGCTTCTGCATCTTGACATTCTGATCGGCTTCCGACTTGCCGAATATGCTGCCAATAACGCTGCCTGCGGCTCCTAAGATGCCATCCCAAGGCGTAGACATTGTAACCTCCTAACATTGAATTTCTGAATAGTGAGAGCGTCGACGTTTGCCCAGGGCAGACCCCTTGCCAGTGTGTCCAGCAGCGAAAAGAACTTCCCGCCTGGACTTGCGTCGAACGCATACGAGAACCCTTGTAGGATTCTCAAAGGTGACCCCGATTGGAAGTCTGCCCGTCCGTCGAGACGGAACGGCCAGCCTGTGGACCGATCGAGAGAAAGACCGAGCTGGCCTCGCGGCCAGCTCGGGGTGGAAGTCTCTGCGATCTTCGATGGTTTGGAGAAAGGTTAACGGTCTGGTAATGAAATTTAAGGCTGTCAACCTCCGGTTAGCGAAAGAGATGTTTTCGCGCAGCCCTGAAGACCTTTGGGACCTTCCTCTTGCCATCGTTTTTGTCCTCTTTGGTGTCACCTAACACAGTACATATCAAGTGTATGTACTGTG